TGCGCCGCGCGCCCCCCCCGCGGCCCGCACGGGGGCCCGGGGGGGGGGGGGGGGGGGGGGGGGGGGAACTGAGGATCCCGTCGCGCTGAAAGCCAAGTTCGACGCGCTCGGCGTCGCGATCCGCGCAGGCATTGAGCCGCAAGACGCGGCGCTGAGGCTCGGCCTCGACGGCCTGCGCTTTACCGGCGCTGTCCCCGTATCCCTGCGCATGCCAGAGGCCGACGCAGACAAGCTCGAAGCGAAGTAACGGGAAGAGGCGAACCGCGTGTCACGTACAAGGAAAGAGATCACGCGGTTTGCCAAAGCCCAGAAGCAGTGCGCCAGACTCGCGAAGCGCGATCTGGAGCGCTTCTGGAAAACGCTCGACACGACCGACGTTGTCGCATGCCGCGAAGCGCTGGAGGACTTCCTCCCCCAGCTCGTGCAGGCATACGGCAACGTCGGCGGGCAACTAGCCGTCGAGTGGTACGACCGCCTGCGACGCGCGGCTGGCGCTCGCGGCGATTACACGCCGAAGCCTGCGCCTTTGCCTCGTATCGAGGTTGTGCATGCGCGGATCCGCAGTGCGCTGAACCCGCTGGCCCGCGACGGAGACGCTGAGGCATCGCTGGAGGCACTGTCTGAATCGACAGAAAGCTGGGTGAAAAACTCAGCGAGGCAGACGGTCTCAGACGCCGCGGCGAAGGATCCCGCGAAGGTTCGCTTCGCCCGCGTCCCGACCGGAGCAGTCACATGCTCGTTCTGCATGATGCTCGCCTCGCGCGGGTGGATCTACGCCTCGGAAAAGTCCGCTGGAGCGTTCGACAGATACCACGCGCACTGCGACTGTCAGGTCGTGCCCTCATGGGCAAGCAAGCCCGCAGGAATCGCCGGCTATGACCCGGAAGCACTCAAGGAGCGCTACGAGAACGGCGAGTTCGAGGAGGACACGCGCAAGCGATCCGGCGGTCGCAAAAAGCCGACAGAAGAAGCATCTGACGGCGACTGAGTTTCCCCTACGCGAGGGGCAAATCGCGGAACCATGAGCGCCGACGGGCGCCACACAAGTACGGACAAACAGGAGACACCATGCACACCACCGACACCAACGCCGACACCACCGAAGCAACCGCAACGGAGGTACCCGACACCCAGGCAGCGCCCGCTGAACGTCCTGCCTTCACGCCGATCACGACGCAGGAGGATCTGGACAAGGTCATCGGCGCACGCCTGGCACGAGAGCGCGACAAGTACGCCGACTACGACGACCTCAAGGCAGCAGCGAGCAAGCTCGCCGACGCCGAGGCCCGTCTCGCTCAGATCGACGCACAGGCCGCACTCGACAAGATCCGCAACGACGTCGCACAGGAAGCCGGAGTCCCCGCCGACCTGCTGCGCGGCTCGACCAAGGACGAACTGACCGCACACGCATCCGCGCTCGCGGAGGCGTTGAAGGCGCGGCCTTCGGTGCCTGTGATCCCGACGCAGGGGGCGACCCCGAGTGTCTCCGACGCTGATTCGGCTCGACGCGCTTTCGCGCAGGAGCTGTTCGGCTCGAAATAATCTCTCATCTCTCGAAAGGAGCCAACTGTGGCTATTTTCAACACCACCAACACGTCCGTGCTGATGCCCCGCGAGATTGCGGACGGCATGGTCAAGAAAACGCAGTCCCTGTCTACCGTCGCGCTGCTGTCTCAGCGGAAGCCGATGCGCTTCGGCAAGGAGGACATCGTCGTGTTCGGCGACCTGCCGAAGGCGGAGTTCGTCGAAGAGGGCGCCGACAAGTCCTCGACCACTGGATCGTTCTCGTCTGTGTCTACCGTGCCCCACAAGGCGCAGGTCACCATGCGTTTCAATCAGGAGGTTATGTGGGCGGACGAGGATCATCAGCTCGGTGTCCTCGACGAGCTCGCGCAGGCCGGCGCTGATGCGCTGTCTCGCGCCCTCGATCTCGGTCTCTACCACGCGATTAACCCTCTGACGGGCACGAAGATCGCGTCGTGGACGAACTACGCTGCAGCGTCGACGAAGATCGTCGAGATGAAGGGCAAGACCGCTGAGGCGGATGCCGCCTTCCGTGCGGCTGTCGGCCAGGTCGTGAACGGCGTGAACCCGGCGCAGGTCACGGGCGCCGCCTTCGACCCGAAGTTCTCCTGGGCGCTGTCGGAGCTGCGCCGCAAGGACGGCGCGGGCGAAACCTCTGACCAGCGCTACCCGCAGATGGGCTTCGGCACGAACGTCACCGAGTTCGGCAGTGTCCCGGTCGCGCAGGGCAACACCGTTTCCGCGACCCCCGAGGCGGTCGACACCAAGGTCCGCGCGATCGTCGGTGACTTCATGAACGGCATCCGCTGGGGTATCCAGCGTCAGCTGCCCGTCGAGCTGATCCAGTTCGGCGACCCGGACGGCCAGGGCGACCTCAAGCGCAAGAACCAGGTGGCTCTGCGTCTCGAGACCGTCTACGCCTGGTACGTGTTCACCGACCGCTTCGCGCTCGTCAAGGAAGCTGCCTGACGTGGAACCGTGGGCTACACCAGGAGACCTGGAGGCCCGCTGGCGACCGCTGACCGACGCTGAAAAAGCGCGCGTGAGCATGCTCATTGAGGACGCGCAAAGCCTCGTGATGGACGAGTGCCCGAACTGGCAGACCACCAGCTCGGACACTCGCATCCGGGTCATCTGCGCGATCGTCAAGCGCGCGATGACAGCGCCGTTCGCTGATGAAGGCCTCACGGGGATCTCAGCAGCGACGGAGACGACCGGACCATTTTCGCAGCAGCTCACGTTCGCGAACCCGTCCGGCGACCTCTACCTGACCAAGGCTGAGCGCCGGGCTTTCGGCGCAGGCCGTGGCCGCGCACTCGAGATCGACCTCCTCGCATCACGGGAGGACTCCTGATGATGCAGAAGTGGCGAACGCCAGTGCAGGTAGAAGGCCGCACGAGACGCGACGCGGACGGCTACCTCGTGCAGGACAGCGCGGCGCGGCTCATCCCCGGGTGCCTCATCGCACCCGGCGTGTTCACGGTCCCGGGGCTGCTGGAGTCGCCGACGTCGGAACAGTCTGACGACCAGGCAACGCTGTACGCCCCGCCGGACTCGCGGTTCGAGGTCGGAGACACGGTCGTCGTCCCGCGTGCCCATCCGCTCGGCGGGAAATGGCAGGTCGAATCGAAGCCGGCACCCTGGCCGCGCGGCGTGGCCGTGACCATCAAACGGAGGTGACGACTTGGGCGGCTTCAAACGCGACACGCAAGCGATCGACGCTTTCCTGCGCAGCGGAGTCCTCGCACCGGCACTCCTCAAGGAAGCTGAGCAGCTCAGAGCCGCCGCAGCCGCAGCCGCACCTCGCGGCTCATCGGACAAAGGCGGGCACCTCGCAGACTCATACAAAGCCGAAACGGCCAAAGCCTCGCTCTACCAAGGCGGGCCTGTACGCGACGTCGGCAGAGTCTACAACGACGCGCCGCACGCGCTCGCCGTGGAATTCGGGCACCGAAGCAAAGCCGGAAACCCGGTCCCTGGCGCGCACACGCTCGGCAAGCTGATTGGCTCGAAGTCTAAGAGGAAGCGCCGCAAATGACATACACCGACGCAGTCCAGGTCATCCGCGACGCGATCACCGCGGCGACCGGCATCCCGACTGCGCGAGTCCTGCAGCCCGGCTTCACTGACGGGCCGCTTCCGCTCGCGCACGTCTCGCTCGTTCAGACCCAGACCGGGGATTACGACCGAGACGACACGATCTCCATCTCCATCTACGCAAAGACACCAGCCTCACCCGCCGAAGTCGGAGCCGCCGCGCTCGCGGACCAGATCGAGGCGGCGCTCGCTGTCCGTCCGGTCGTCGGCGCGTCCGGCTGGGTAGATGAGGCAGAGATCGACTCGCTCCTGGGCGTGCAGCCTTATTACGAGGCTGTCGAGGTCGTCCATATGACGGCAACAGTCACGCACAGGCCAATCTCAGAATGACATCAACTGACATGAAGGGAAGGCTCGCATGACAACCATCGAAGCCCTCAAGAAGAAGCACAACCGCACGACCAATGTCAGGAAGGGCTTGAACGCGCTCGCGTTCCTGGCCCCGATGACAACGGCAGTCCCGACGGCAATCACCGACGCAGGCGGCGCCCTCAAGGAGATCCCGTCGGACTTCCTGCCCCTTGGACTCATCACGACCGACGGCGTTACCTTCTCCGCCGACGCGAACACAGAGGACGTGGAGGCGCTCGGCTATGCCGAGGCCGTCCGTACCGACCTGACGAAGGCTCCTAAGACCGTAAAGCTCACGGTCCTGGAACCCATTCGCAAGACTATCCAGCAGCTCGTATACGGCCTTGATCTGTCGCAGACCAAGGCGTCCAAGACCACGGGCGAGATCGTGTTCGACGAGGCCGCAACCCCGGCTCTCGCTGAGTACCGTCTCCTGCTGGTTATGGCTGACGGACCCGCCGCCGACGAGTGGCTGATCGGTCGCTGCTACCCGCGCGTCAAGCTCTCCTCTCTGCCTGACGAGAAGTGGGCAGCGAGCGACGCGATGCAGTTCGACCTGGAGTTCTCGGCCTTCATGGACGAGACGGCGGGTACCTCTTGCCGCCACTACATCGGCGGCTCCGGCGCGATCCGTCATCGCGACGCGATCGGTTTCGAGCAGGCCAACTGAACCGCTCTTGAACTCTGACGGCGCGCCCGGCAGCACCTGGTCGCGAACCTGCGCGTAGGTCGTCGTGG